GAGACACGACAATTTGTCATAGAATTTTTGATGGAAAATATTTTCCACCCAAAGTTCGTTATACCGTTGACGTACGACCATTTTTGAAAGACATTCTCAGAGAATTAACTGACATTTTTTCAGAACAGAGATTAAGTTATCAATATTTGGATTTTGATTTGAGTAAGTGAGTATTTAATAATACACAGGGGAGCATTACAAATATATGAACAAAAATTTCGATTACTTAGGAAACACTTTCCAGATTCAGTTATTGAATCAGATAGTGGTAGATAAAGATTTTTCATCATCTATTCTTGATGTCATCGAGTCAACATACTTTGATAACAAGTATTTCAAAATCCTTTTACAGATGATTAAGGAATACTATGTGAAGTATGAATCAACCCCTAACTTCGAAACTCTCGAACAAATTATCAAGTCTGAAGTTTCTCAAGAATTAGTTGCAAAAATTGTTTTGGATACACTTAAACAAGTCAAAGAGGCACCGTTTGAGGGTACACAATTTGTTCAAGAAAAAGCTTTGAAGTTCTGTAAACAACAAGAACTTCAGAAGGCTATGGATAAGGCCCAAAAAATCATCACTCAAGGAGATTTTGAATCTTACGATAAAGTGGAGGGGTTAGTTAGAGAGGCGTTACAGGTTGGTGAAATAGAGAAAGGTCAAACAGACATTTTTTCGGACTTAGAGACAGTATTAGATGAGGATTATCGACACCCAATACCTATGGGAATACCAGGTATTGACAAACTACTTAAGGGTGGTTTGGCTAAAGGTGAGATTGGTGTAATCCTTGCTCCAACAGGTGTTGGTAAAACAACAATCTTAACGAAGATTGCAAACACAGCGTTTAACTTGGGATACAATGTCCTTCAAGTATTTTTCGAAGACAATCCAAAGATTGTTCAGAGAAAACACTTTACGATTTGGACGGGTATACCACCTGATGAGTTATCGAAACACCGAGAAGATGTGATGAGTAAGGTTACCGAGATACAAGAAACTATGAAGAACAAACTTGTGTTGAAGAAATTGGCATCGGATACAATGACAATGAATCAAATCAAAAACCAAGTCAGAAAAATTATCGCTGATGGAAATAAAATTGATATGATTCTGATGGATTACATCGATTGTGTATTACCTGAGTCAACATCAAGAGATGAGTGGAAAGCGGAAGGTTCGGTGATGAGAGGATTTGAAGCAATGTGTCACGAACTTAATTTGGTTGGTTGGACCGCTACACAGGGTAACAGAAGTTCTATTTCTGCTGAGGTTGTAACAACAGACCAAATGGGTGGGTCAATTAAGAAGGCTCAAGTTGGACACGTTATTATTACGGTGGCAAAAACACTTCAACAAAAAGAATTACATTTGGCGACTATAGCGATAACAAAATCTCGTTTAGGTAAAGACGGAGTTGTGTTTGAGAATTGTAAATTCAACAACGAACTATTGGAAATCGATACGGAAAGTTCGGTTACATTCTTAGGGTTTGAAGAACAACAAGAGGAGAAGAAACGAGACAGAGTTAAGGAATTGATGGAGAAGAGAAAACAAAAAGATGAACAACAAAAACAAACAATATAACAAAAACAAATAATTAATTATGGAAAAAATTTTAGTAGAGAATCCCGACAGATTTGTTATTTTTCCAATTCAACATGATGACATTTGGGAATTTTATAAATCTCATCAAGCAGCATTTTGGACTGCGGAAGAAGTTGATTTGACTAATGACATTAGAGATTGGAATAACCTTACCGATAATGAACAATATTTTATAAAGAATATTTTATCATTCTTCGCAGCTTCGGATGGTATTGTAAATGAAAACCTTGCAGAGAATTTTTTGAAGGAAGTACAGTATCCTGAGGCAAAGTTTTTCTACGGGTTTCAACTGATGATGGAGAATATCCACAGTTTGATGTATTCATTATTGATTGACACTTACATCTCAAACGAGGAGGAAAAACAATTGTGTTTCACGGCACTAGATAATCTACCTGCAGTACAGAAAAAAGCGAAATGGGCTTTAGATTGGATTGAGAATTCAACTTTTGCTGAGAGACTTATTGCATTTGCAGCAGTTGAAGGTATCTTTTTCTCAGGGTCATTCTGTTCAATCTTTTGGTTGAAATCAAGAGGTATTATGCAAGGACTAAGTAATGCAAACAGTCTAATCTTTAAAGATGAAAACCTACACTGTGATTTTGCAATTCACTTGGTAAATAACCACTTGGAAAACAAACCAAGCGAAAAAAGAATTAAAGAAATTCTATTGTCTGCACTCGAGATTGAGAAAGAATTTATTACAGAATCTCTACCAGTTTCATTAATTGGTATGAACTCTAACTTGATGAAACAATATCTTGAGTTTGTAACCGACGGTCTGTTGGTTAAGTTTGGATGTAAAAAAGAATTCAACGTTGAACAACCATTCAAATTTATGGAACAAATTGCTGTTGAGACCAAAGGTAACTTTTTTGAGTCAAGAACAATGGAATATCAAAAAGCTAAATTGAATGAAACAATATCATTTGATTCTGACTTTTAATTTAATATCTTAATACTTATGATGTCATTAAAAATCAAAAAAAGAGGGGGGGAAGGAGAGTCTTTCAACCCTCAAAAAATTTATAATAGGATTAAACGTGCTGCAAAAGGGTTGAATGTTAACTCTGATGAAATCTTTATAAAAGTTATTACGTCAGTACCTACTGAGGGAAACATAACAACTAAAGAGTTGGATAAACTTGTGTACGAGATTGCTGCATCGTATACTGGTAGTCACTACGATTATTCAAGATTAGCATCTTCCGTTGCAATTTCTTCATACCACAAAGAAACTGACCCGAGTTTTTCAAATACAATGCATACGTTACATGTTGACGGTGTTGTTCATGATGACCTAATGTCGATTATTGAAAAATATGGACCAAGTAAAATTGATGAGGTAATTAATCACGATAATGATTATAATTTCGATTACTTTGCTTGGAGGTCTTTACAGGAAATGTATTTGTTAAAAACACCTGAAGGTAAAGTAATTGAAAGACCTCAACATATGTATATGAGAGTTGCATTGTGGGTAACAAATACTTTTGAAGAGGCGATGGATTATTATGAATCTTTGTCAAGTCAACGAATTTCCAAGGCAACTCCAATCATGATTAACTCTGGTACTAAAGTTCCTCAGTTAGCTTCTTGTGTGTTACATTATAACAACTCAGACTCAAGAGATGGATTACTTAAATCATTGAATGATATTTCAACTTATTCTTCGGATGCTGCGGGTATCGGACTGTCTATGTCTAATATTAGAAGTAAAGAAAGTCGGATTAAGTCTTCAGGAGGATTTGCTGGTGGTCTATTAAAGTACTTGAAGATTGTTAATGAATCATTAAGATTCTTTAATCAACAGGGAAGAAGACCTGGTAGTGCTGCGATTTATTTAGAACCTTGGCACAAAGATATTATGGACTTGTTGGACATCAAAAAAAATACAGGTGCTGAAGAACTAAGAGCAAGAGACTTGTTCACAGCGTTGTGGATTCCTGATAATTTTATGAGGGCGGTTAAGAATAACGAAGAATGGTATTTGTTCTGTCCTAATGATATCCTCAAGGCAGGTATTAAACCGTTACAAGAGTGCTATGGTGAGGAGTATGAAAAAAATTATCAACTTGCAATTGATGCGGGTATTGGTAAAAAGGTGAAGGCTCAGGAGATTTGGAGTAAAGTAATTGAATCTCAAGTTGAAACAGGTGTACCATACTTATGTGCTAAAGATAGTGCAAATAAGAAAACGAACCATCAAAATATTGGTGTGATTAAACAATCTAACCTATGTAATGAAATCTATCAGTATACTGATGAGGAGACAACAGCAATTTGTACTCTGTCTTCTATTGTGTTGAAGAACTTTATTGTTGAAGGTAAATTTGATTATACATTACTAATTCATGAAGTAAGAAAGGCGGTTAGAGCGTTGAACAATGTTATCGATAAAAATAGTTATTCAACTGCAAAAGGATTAAAAGGTGGTCTTGAACAAAGAGCAATTGCTATTGGAGTTCAAGGACTGGCAGATGTTTTTTGTTTAATGGACTATTCTTTCACTTCGGATGAGGCTAAGGACTTGAACAAAAAAATATTTGAAGCGATTTATTTTGCGTCAATTACTGAAAGTAATGATTTGTGTAAGAAAGGAATTAGACACCCTTACGAATTCTTCAAAGGTTCTCCGATGTCAAAAGGTATTTTCCAATTTGATATGTGGGGAGTTAATCCTTCTGATTTGAGTTTAGATTGGGATACATTGAAAAAAGACGTTCAAGAATTTGGAGTTTGTAATTCATTGTTTACCGCTCAGATGCCAGTTGCATCATCTGCTAAGATTACAGGATCGTTCGAGATGACTGAACCTGCTCACTCAGCGTTATTTAATCGAAGAGTTGTTGGTGGGGAAATTTTGATTGTAAATAAGTATTTGATTAATGACTTTGAAAAAATCGGTATTTGGTCTGAGGAATTGAAGAATGAAATTATTTTGAATGAAGGTTCAATTCAAAACATTAACTTCAATCAATATCTCGATGTCGAAGACAAGGGATACAACAAAAAAGTTAAAAGAATTGAACACTTAATTCCTAAATACAAAACAATTTGGGAGATATCACAGAGAGAATTAATTGATATGGCGGCGGACAGAGCACCATTTATTGACCAATCTCAATCAATGAACATCTATATGTCAAACCCTACGTTGTCAAAGATTACATCATCTCACTTCCATTCGTGGGAAAAAGGTTTGAAAACATTGTGTTATTATGTAAGAACTAAGGCGATTTCAACTGGAGCGAAACATTTAGCATTGGATATGTCAAAGGTACAAAAACCAAAACCAAATGTTGAGGTTCCTAAGGTAGATTACAGTAACATGAATTTACCACCAAAACCTGAAGGAATAGAAATTGAATGTTTTGGATGTTCTTCGTAATAAATAATTAATCCCGATATATATCGGGATTTTTTATTTTGGGCTATTTATAAGGAAAAACAAGGGACTTATATTTATCTTTATGGCGAACGGAATTACATATGGTATTAATTTTCCATTCAGAGATTCGAGACGAGGTGATTTTTTAGAACTCACCCAGTTAGAATCTCAACAGGTAAAATCTGATTTAATTCACTTACTTTTAACTAGGAAAGGGAGCAGATATTATTTACCTGAATTTGGAACTAGATTATACGAATTCTTATTTGAACCATTCGATGGTTTGACTTTTGACGCAATTCAATCAGACATTAGAGATGCGGTTCAACAATTTATGCCGAATCTTTTATTGAATCAAATCACAATTACACCAGCGGATCCTATGGAAGAAGTAGATACCATGATAGGGGAAAACATTATTGGTACGAGTGAATCTCCAATTTATAGATTACCGGGGAAAGGTACTTCAGAATATACTGCAAAAATTAGAATAGATTACTCAAATAATAGATCGACTTTTGCTCAAAGTGATTTTGTTATTATTAATATTTAATATAGATGGCGAATCGTAAAATTTCATATACAACTAGAGATTATCAGGGGATAAGAACTGAGTTACTAAATTATGTAAGAACCTATTATCCTGAATTAATACAAGATTTCAATGATGCATCTGTATTCTCAGTATTTTTGGATTTAAATGCCGCAGTTGCTGATAACTTACATTATCACATTGATAGAAGTATTCAAGAAACTGTATTACAATATGCTCAACAGAGGTCTTCAATATATAATATAGCAAGAACCTATGGATTGAAACTTCCTGGTCAAAGACCATCAGTTTCTTTAGTAGATTTTTCAATTACGGTACCTGCCTTTGGAGATAAAGAAGATGAAAGATATCTTGGAATTTTATCTAGAGGGTCACAAGTTTCAGGTGCGGGTATTGTTTTCGAAAACATATACGATGTTGATTTCACATCACCATACAATGCCCAAGGATTTCCTAACAGATTAAAAATACCTAACTTCAATGCAAATAATATTTTGGTAAATTATACTATTACCAAAAGAGAATTAGTTGTTAATGGTATTACTAAAGTTTTCAAAAGGGTTATTACACCAAACGATGTAAAACCATTTTTTGAATTGTTTTTACCTGAAAAAAATGTGTTGGGAATAACTAGTGTGTTACTTAAGAGTGGAACTGATTATACAAACATACCAACAACTGCAGAATTTTTAGGTGCTGCTAATAAATGGTATGAAGTAGATGCTTTGGCCGAAGATAGAGTTTTCATCGAAGACCCTACTAAAGTTTCGGACCAACCAGGTATTAAAGTTGGTAGATATATACAAACTCCGAACAGATTTATTAGTGAGTACACACCTGAAGGTTTCAAAAAGTTAACTTTCGGTGGTGGAACAAATACTGCACAAGATGCTCTTAATCAGTTTACCACATTAGGAACGACGATAGATTTACAGAGATATTCGAACAACATATCTTTAGGATCTGCTTTAACTCCGAACTCAACGTTATTTGTACAATATAGAATCGGAGGTGGTTTAGGTACTAACTTGGGAACGAATGTTATCACTCAGATTGGTACGGTATCATTCTTTGTTAATGGACCATCAGAACTTACCAATTCATCTGTTGTTAATTCTTTAAGATGTAATAACGTTACTGCTGCAATCGGTGGGGCGGGATTACCATCACTCGAAGAAATTAGAAATTATGTGTCCTTCAATTTCTCAGCTCAAAAAAGAGCAGTTACAGTCCAAGACTATGAGTCTATTATCAGAAATATGCCATCAGAATTCGGTGCACCTGCCAAGGTTTCTGTTACTGAGAACAATAACAAAATTTTGATTCAATTATTGTCATATGACACATCAGGAAAGTTAACGAACATTGTGTCTAATACATTAAGACAAAATGTTGCAACATACCTTTCTAATTATCGAATGATGAATGACTACATATCTATCCTTACTGCTGAGGTTATTGATTTGAGTCTCGAAGTTTCTATTGTTTTAACTTCCGCTCAGAATTCGGGTCAAGTTATTGCCGATGTTGTGGATAGGATTGCAACTTATTTCAACCCTCAAGTAAGGGAGTTAGGACAAAATGTTTATTTATCTGAAATTCAAAGTATCGTACAAAATCAAAATGGAGTTTTAACAGTTTCAGGTATTAAGGTTTTCAATAATGTGGGGGGTCAGTATTCATCTGCGGAAACTTCTATGGAATATTCCGATCCTGAGACAAGACAAATTGCGCCTGTAGATTCTACAATTTTTGCGCAACCTTCACAGGTATACCAAATCAGATATCCAAATAAAGACATTAAAGTTTCAGTACAGAACTTTCAGTCTGTTACCTTTACATAATCGATTTATTATCCTGAGTATTGGTTTATAATTTAGAATGTGTGTGTTTTCGATTTTTAAAAATTACACATAAACTATTTATAAACTAAAGATATTACATGGGTGATTCATATAGAATTAAGACCGAACTTGGGATTAACAAATCAATTAATGTACAGTTAGACCAAGAGTTTGAGTTCTTAGAAATATTATCTCTAAAAATACAGCAAACTGATATCTACACAAGGAGTTGTGCGGATTATGGTGTTTTGGTGGGGAGAGTCACTGCGAATAATGGATTCGGAGTACCGAACGCTAGAGTTTCAATATTCATTCCTATTGACCAAGTAGATGAATCAAATCCATTAATTACAAGTATATATCCATACAAATCTCCGAATGATAAAAATGAGGATGGATATAGATATAATTTACTCCCTTACACTCCTTCCTATTCCAAACATTCTGCAACAGGAACATTACCGACAAAGGCAGATGTTCTGACAGGTAGTACGGCTGTCGAGATTTATGACAAGTACTATCGATTTACTTCAAAAACCAATGATAGTGGTGATTACATGATTATGGGTGTTCCACTTGGAGAACAAAACATAGTTATGGATGTCGACCTTTCAGATATTGGAGAGTTTTCTTTGACTCCTCAAGACCTGATAAGAATCGGTTTGGCAACTGAAGCACAAGTTGCTGGTAACAGATTTCGTACGTCAAACGACTTAAATTCTTTACCTCAGATAATCAATTTATCTAAAAGGGCAGAAATATCTCCGTTATGGGGAGATCCTGAAATATGCGATATATCCATTAATAGATTAGATTTTGATTTACGAGATGATGCTAATGTTGATATTCAGCCAACCTCAGTTTTTATGGGGTCCATGTTTTCTTCTCCTGATAAATTTAGGATTAGAAAAAATTGTAAACCTAAAGATAATTTAGGTAACTTATGTGATTTGACTTCGGGACCTGGCCAAATATTGGCAATCAGACAAACTGTCCAACAAGATGAAGATGGAAATCCTGTTTTGGAAGTTTTTGAGTTGGAACAAGCTGGAAATATTATTGATGGTGACGGAACTTGGTTAACTGAATTACCAATGAATTTGGACTATGTTGTAACAAATGAATTTGGGGAAAGGGTGTTATCCAACGATACAACTTTAGGTATACCAACTAAAGGGAAATATAGATTCAAAATAAAATGGACTCAGCCGAATGATTTAACAATTCAAACAAGAAGACCAAGTTATTTGGTTCCTAACGTAAAAGAATATGGATGGACTACATCCACTTCCGACCCAACATTTAATCCACTTGCGAGTCCAACAGATAAAGATATACAAGAAAGTTCTTATTATTTCGGATTAGCTTGGACTGGTTATACCAATGGATTTACAGGTTCAGAACAGATAGATAGATTGAACGAAATAATTGATTGTGAGGATACATTCTATGAGTTTCAATTCAATCGAGTTTATACCATTTCCTCACTTATTGACCAATATAAAAAAGGGGGGAGAGGAAGATTTATAGGTATAAAAGAAATTGATGATGATGAATGTGCTAGTACTATCAATAAGTTTCCGGTAAATGATGGATTCAAAAATTTTGATTTACTGTATTTTTTGTTTTCGATAATTTTTACGGTAATTCAATTCGTTGGGTCAGTTCTTTTAATTGTCGCGCACCTTTTACTGTTTATATATACTATTGTAATTCAAGCCTTGTGTTTTTTGTGTGACGTAGAAATCCCTGTAATCAAGGTACGACCGTTTGGATTTATTTGTAGATCTTTAAGGATAAAATGTGAAGATAAAAGTTTCTTGGTTCGATTACCAATGATAACATATCCCGATTGTCAGTCATGTAGCTGTAAAGATACGAATGTAGAGTCTTCAGCTTTATTGAGTGGAACTAATGGAGTATTATCTTATGTTTCTTCACCATCAAGTTATTATGATGGTTTACAATCTTTGTTTGGTTCTGATGGTACACCGTCAGAAGATGTACAGTTGAAATCTTTAATTTTTTCTGAATCCATTGCAGGTAATAATGATTCTGTTACCGATTTGAATAAATTCAAAACACCAGTGTCACAGGTAGTCCGATTTTTATCAGATGAGTCGGATGAGAGAAGATATTTTACATATGCAACAAGTCTTACACTGGGAGAAAGAATAAATATATTTAACACCAGAAAATCGTATTTTGAAGAATTGAATAAAATTAAAGTGACTTTTTCTAAAAATTCAAATTTAGGGAAATATCACTTTGACAACACGGTAACTGTTTTGGCGAACCAATTCTATGAATCTGGACAATTATTGACTACAGTCAACCCTGCAACGTCAACCGATAAAAATTTCTTGTATTTGGAACAAACTGACAATGGGTTGGTAAATGGAATAACGGGAACAACAATACAAGGTGCTACGAACGTAACTGTTAATTATGCTTTAACTGAATTGACAGATAGTAGTGTTTCTTATTCGTTACCAACTGGTAGTACTGTAACCCGTCAACAATATCCACAAGATAGAGAATATTTACAAGTTGTTACTGCGATAACTATTTCGGAGGCAATCAAAATATGGAATACAAATAATTTGGAGGCATTCCCGAATATTTTAAGTGCACCATCAAGAATATTTTTAAGGAAAAAAAGAGGTTTTCCACTTCCAGGATATGAAAATGATGGTAACTTATTGATTAGTCCACTTTCAGTTTTAGAAAATTTAGATAATCAATACATACTAATTCTACAAAGAGGGGTTGACCCGTATTCTCCGAAATATGATAACGAATATAAGTTAGGTCGACTTTTTGGAAAAAACATAGATGATTCTAATCTTACAATAACGGCTACAACTAGATTAAATATACCTATTCAAAAGTTAACGCAGACAAATATTTCAGTCCAACCCTTCACCCAAAATGGAATGTTCTATCCATCCTATTTCTTCGAAGCTGGGAATGGTTTTAGTGGGTTTACGACTTCAACAGTTGGATATTATGGTAGTTTGGATGCTACACGTGACACAAATAGGGATGGGTTGAATAAGAGTAATATGGGGGGAGTAATTGGTATGGTTTCAAGAACCGATAATGATTTTTACTCATCGACTCAAAATGCCGCAAAATATGATTCGTCTGAAGATGTCTCAGGTGCATCATATATCTATGCTAACATAAATCAGAATGGTTGGTTTGCTTATAGTAATGCTAGCTTCCGATATGTAACACCCAATGCTTATCCGATATTGACTGGATCCCCAATGTCTATCTCGTCCAAAGTTAAGAACGTAATGAGGAATGATAGATTACCTTCATCTGATGCATTGAACGGAAGTGCTTGGACTACAAATCCTGCATTGTTACAGCAGAATAATAATTTCATCTTCTATGAAATACCTGAGTTAGATGAACCTGTTGAATTAGTGGGTTATGCGACAGGAGCTGAAATTCCCACTGCAGATTTGGAGGGGTTGCCAAATGAGTTGACAGTCTTATCAACATTTGATTGTGAAAACATGGTTGGTTTGGATTGTTATACAGGATTCGGAGATAGCTTTGAAGTAAATCAAGAATGTACTACAAAAGATGCGGTTGAGAGAGGATGTTATATGTTCATGAGAAGACCTGGATTAGACTTATTTAAGGATCTTGGAAATTTTGGTGAATGGGCTTTTAGATTTAGATTTTTCTATGGACTTTGTAGAGGAGTTCTTGCCCAATCATTTATGAACAATTGGATTAATGGTTCATTATATTTCTTTCCGATACAAGTTGATACTTTTTATAATAGGCAAAATAGGGTTAGTAAGGTCGATTTTTGTAAAGATGTTGTTTATTACAATACTGATAGTAATAATTTTTATTATAGAAGTAGTCCTTATAACTTTAATAATAATAGATTTGTTGGTAAAAAAACAAACAATGATGGTAGTGTAAATGATTTGAACTTATTGTTCCCTACAACTATTATCAATTTAGGAATGAAAGATTATTTCTATTCTGAGATTACTTTCGATTCTTCGACTCGAGGGTTCATATTACCAAATTTAAGTCCGACAAGTTATGGAGATACATCTGACTTGGTTAATTTATTTGTCATATCAAGAATTACTGATGAAAATTTCCTACAGCAATTGATTCCTTTGGGGGATAATTCCATCAATCAATTATTCTCAAGAGATGGTGACAACAGAAGAATTGATGGGGACTTAGCGCAATTAATGTCGATTAACAGTGAAATTGGTAATATTAATTTTTCACCCGAGTATTATGATAATATTCCAGGACAACCAAACCAGCCAACACAAATTCTTGGAACGGATAAGGATCCGACAATTGGTGTGTGGTTTTCTTCTACAACGGAGGATTTACAAACCAAAGATTACTTAACACCTGGACGGATTAATTTTAGAGGTAATGATAACATTGGATATTATCCATATCCATATGGAATTAAATCTCAACAAGTTCCATTCTATCAGTGGAGATTGGCTAATACCAAATTGATATTTGGAACTCAATTAAATAACTGGGCTACATCTTCATCTGACATTATTCAAAATACTGCATATCAATCTTTGGACAGATATTCTACAAGTACACCGTATTTCTTAGGGAATAATTTCATGTCCAATGATTTGAACGCACGTGGATACATCTTCAATGTTACTGGAACTGTTGGAGATGGACAATACATTCCGACTGGTGCTTTGAAACAAAAGTTTGTGGTAGGGGCACCATTCCAATTTTATTTTGGAACAATTGTAGGTGAAACCGCTTTGGATAAATTCAAAACAAAGTATTCTGTAGATGAATAAGTATACGTTAATACCGAGTGGAATGAGATATAAGGGAGCTCCATCTTTGGATGAGGAGATTTCTTTAACGCTTCAAGAGCAGAGTCAAGAACTCACTGAGTATGATAGGACTTCGACCTTGAATTTGGCTCAGATTTATGATGATGAACGACAAACAAGTACGATATTTAGACCAACGTTTAAGATTACGTATTTGTATGATAACACCTATACAGGTACTACGACTTATTTACCATTCGAATATAATCTGTATTACAGTGACCCTGTGTCTTCGAAACAAAGTGGTGTTTGGAGGGGGTTCCCTCAATATTATGAGTTTGATTTTTATAGACCAAACGTAGGTGATAACCACTTTCAATATAAAGCAAAAAGTGCATACACTTATAATTGGACATATTACATAACATATCCATATGAGAATGATAGTAATAGACAATTAACATACTACTCGACAACAAATAATAATGTCAACTGGACTGCATCAAGTGGTATACCTTTTTCGATTACAAACAATACTCAGAATGGTAATGGATTGGTTTCATTTATTTGTATTGCTCCTCATGGATTAACAACGGGTCAATATGTGGAACTATCACTCACTTACCGTGATTCTAATATATTTCAGGTATATTCTATAGGTAATGGATTATTTGGAAGTGATAAGTATGTTTTTAACTTATTTAATATTGGATTCACAGGAGCAACATTTAATACTGGTACCATTGGAACATTCCGAAGGGTTATCAATCCTGATAATTTAACGGAAACTAGATCGAAATATTATGTTAAGAAATATAAGGTCTTGACTAATGTTACAGACCTTGCAGTCACGAAGGCAGGATTCGAAAAAAATGTTTTCGGTGAAGAGAAGAAGTTGGAATTTAGTTCCATAACTCCGAATAATATTACGAGAATATCACAGAAATCGAGTAGTAATGCATATGATATAACGTCTAACTATGACTTAGACTTTGCGGGTTTATTAGATAACCAAAAAAGACCACTGAATGAAATAAGTCTTACTATTGTTAATAAAGGTTATTCAGGTTATTTTAATCAATCATTTAATGGAGTTGGTTTGAAACAAGGGTGGGAGTTCAATTTATCCAAAACAATAAATCCTTGGTGGGATTTGAACAATCAAAGGTCAAATACAAACATACCAGTTTCGGCGTATACTCTCACCAGTGGTGCGACAAAAACATTCTATTACAATACTGATTTAAAAGTAGGAGATGTTATGGATGGTGATTTTTGTGAATGGAATGACTATGAACAAGTTGAGAGAGTAGTATCTCCATATTACCATAAGATAAAATTCAATCAAAACGTATTTCAAACCACTAGTAATTTTTCAACAAATTCACCGGGTTATTATTATAAACCTCACAACTCAATGGTGTTGAGGGTTTTTTCAGATTATATTGAGACTGCAGAATTGGGGCTTATTGATAATGTCCCAAGTTGGGCATTTTATTCAACTACGGACCAAGAGTTCCGATGGAGGGATATTTATACTTATGGATTTATTGACAACTTGCGTAGGGGAGTTAATTATCCATATTTGAATTCGGCACAGTATCCATACACCCAAGTCATATTCAGACTGATACCTGAAGGAATAAATTATAATGATAATCTTGACGGATTTGACTTCGCGATAAAACCACTAATAGATGAGTGTGAATAAATTTGTAATTAGACAAGATGTTGGTGTTGACAAACAAATCAACATACCTGTGGAACTCAAGTGGGATTATTTGGGGTTAGACTTGGCAATTGATGAGTATGAGACCAAAGTAATTAAAGAAGTCATTGGTGACGGTAGAGATTTTGAGGTTTCAAGATTTGCGCATGCACCTGCTACAGGAACTACGAATGATACATTAATCAATTACGAATTTTATTTTTATTCAGGAGGATCTCTTGATGAATCAATTAATTGGAGAGTAAATTATTTAAGTGAAGGATTTACTCCACAAGAAGTATATTATTATGAGAACGTGTTTTCCAATTCGTTTTTTAAGTTGGATTTTTATGACACACCTGATGAAAAACAACAAACAAATTATCTTACAATAATATTACCAACACAACAAGGTTTAATGATGGAGACCCAAATGCAACGAACTTTGGTTAATATTAGAAAACCACAATTTGTTTTAGATTATGTTGGGGACAAAGAAGGGTTTTTTGTCTATTGGTTGAAGAAACGAAATTTCCTTAATATAAATACATTTTATATGACTGCGAAGTTTTTCAATGCAAAGACTGGACAATTCACAAAAATGATGACAGGTAGAGGAACAAGTTCAGTAGACCTCACCAACGGACCTCAATTCAATTTGAGAGGAAATAAGTTTGCCTTTGACAACACACAGTTTTTCTATTATACCGTCAGACTTGATTATGAAACACAAACTTACCAAGTGTTTAATACTAGTGGACAAAGGGTGGGTACCAATATACCCATAAAATGGTATGAATATGTAAATCCGCCACAATAATGTCACAGGATACCTATAGATTTATTGTTTCACCAGAGAATGTTGCAAGGGACTTGTCTGTTGTAAATTATGAAGGAACACCCGTTGGTGTTTATTCTGCAATGACGCAAGTTGTTAGTTCAGGACCTAATGGAACATCCTTACTCACTAATTTATCAGTTCCTATATTATTAAGACAGACTGCGGTTGATGTTGGTTACTATAGTCCATTTGATGGTGCGGTGTTACAAAAAGATGTTGTAACAAACTTTTTATTCTCATCAACAACAACTAATCCGTATGTATGGAATGTTTATAATACTTCGGACGAGTTCCAAAAGTTTTTGGAGTTGTCGGTGTATAGAGTAGATTGGGGGGATGGAAGTCCAAAACAAACAATCACAACTTACGCTCCAAATTCAATCAGTCATACCTATCCAACCGCGACTAAACAATATACCATAACATTGGAACAAACAAATCCGTGGGGTATTACTAAGGTATCAAAAACAATTAATGTACCATTTACAGATGTTATAGTTTATAACCCACAAGGTCAAGCATTTTTCGCACCTTCTACAGGAAATTGGATTGGGACGCCAGTATCTTACGATTACATTTTTTCGGGAGATGCTGTAAATGAAGTTTCTGCTCAAACATCTAATAACTATGTTACAATTCCATTCATGGTTTCAGGAAATACAAAATCTAGAGTCAATGAATTGGCGTTATATGGTAGCCCTAAATTCCAAGTTGGTGTACCTGTAATTAGTTATGGGCAAATATGGGGAGCGATATCAGACATAAATCCTGTATTCACTGCCTATACAATTACTGGAGTTCATTACTATGATTACAATGATGGAACTACAATATTCTTCCAAGAATCATCAGGATTAACTTCAAATAATTTGACGGCACAACCTATAACAAAAGATGAAGTTCTTCTGAAAGTAATTGACCAAGCACAGATACAAACCAACGTCTTCGTTGAAAGGGGGAAGAATAGTGCCTATGAGAGAGTTATGAGATTGGGTGAAGTAGATAACCTGGGGGATATGATAAATTATGGGTATGGTTTCTTTAATATAGTTAATAAAGAAAGAAACTAATTGAAAAAAGGAAATAAAGTATTTATAAAATATGAGAAAAATTGTTTTTACTGAAAAAGAGATTTCTGAAATTGAGAGAGATTATTTAATAAATAATTTGTCCTGCGAAACTATTGGAAAAAAGTTTGGAGTAAGTAAAAGACCAATTAACAATATTTTAAAGAAAAACGGAAAATTAAAAAAAGGGTTGAGTGATGGAAAAAAAATTAATATGACCGATGAACAAATAAAAACTATCAAAAAATTATATTTAGAAGAATTAAAAAGTACCGATTATATTGCGAAAACATTAAATTTAACTAAATTTTTTATTGATAAATTTTTATCTATCTCAGGATATAGAAGAAGTCGTGGTGAAGCAATATCCTTAAGGCAATTAGGTAAAAAAAGAAGTGAAAAAGTCATTAGGATTTTAACTTTAGCCCAACAAAAATATAGTAGAAGTGGAAAAAGAAAACAAACGGGAGGAGTTTGTGATACTTTTTTCATAAGTGGGATTGAATGTCAAGGTACCTATGAAAAATTTTACATTGAATCTTTGATTAAAGAAAATAAACTACTCCCAACCAATTCAATTTCCTTTGAAACACCATACGGTGTTTATTATCCTGATTTTTCATTTACTGATAAATTAATTGAGATTAAATCTGATTATACTTATGATATTTTGTTGGGGAATCGGATAAGTAGATTTACAAAAAAAATAGATAAAACACAATATAAAAAAATCGAATGGGTTCATAAGAATATAAAACCTGTTGAAATTATTATTGTTGATAAGAGAAAAAATAAACTAACAAAAAAAGAAATCAAGTGAGTATAGGAAGCTACGGTACAATAAGACCAAGTGATGTTTCACCAGCGGATGTAGATATCATAATGAATTATACTCCTACAAGGGATGTGACAGACCAGTTTGTTCTGACAAAGTTGGACGCACAAACAATATTAAGACCTTATTTTGCAAACTCAGAAACAGGAGGAAATGCAGGTGTTGAAGTTTTGGGGGGACTTTATAATCTAACATTACCTGCAAACCAATTTAATGCATTAGGTATTTACACTTTATATTTAAGACCTGCAGAAATTAGAACGGTTATTAGTGATTGTGGTGTACTTAGCTCATTACCAAACGTGAAGGGGATTATAATTGATGTTTCTGATGTACCGACACAATATCAAAATAAATTTGTTCCACAAGGATTGGTTGGATTCAGAGTTGAATATCTAAATACTGATGGGTCAAAAATTCCTAATTTCTTCAGAGTTGTAACATCAAGTTTCTTCTGTGAACCTGTTGTGACAAATGAAGTTAATACAACGCAAAAAGCGATTAGATATAGATATGTTGAAGGAAACTCAAATTTGATATTCCTAACTCTGTCACCGTCTTCATCACCAACAAACAAACCAAACGCAACTCCGTACATCGGACAGCCTGACCAAGATATTATTATTACGAACACCTTCTTCAACCCAGTATCTATTGAGGTGGAAATGGTTGAGTACGATATTTCTTCTCTTGCAATTGCTCTATATGGTAATCAAACCAAGTCTATCGATGATGGTATCTACACTATCTATGACTCTAATGACAACATATACAGACAGTACAACCTATACGAAATTAGAGACCAATTTAATGCTCTTCTTTATGAGGTTAGACAAAGTAGAGGCAATAATATTGATTTCAGTAAAAACTTTACAAATATAACTAGTTAATGGCTACGACTCAAGGTACTACCAAATTTTTTTACCCACCACGTCCAGGTAGTGGTGCTGCAACCTTCTCTGACAACATTGTAGGATTACAAACAGTCGAAGGGGGAGGACTTACGCAAGGTAACTTTGAGTTCACAACTTCTATTACAGAAAGGGTAACTAGAACTTTTAATGTTGGGGCATTCTCTGAACCAATAAGTTTGGAGGGGTTAGACATTAATGACTTAACTGAGAGTAGGAGAATAATGGCGACACAGTTCAGGGTATACCCGAACTACGACGTGTCACAGGTTTTGAATTTCTCAATGTATGGGTCATTGAGTAAGAGATTCCAAGTATCAATTACCGAAATTATTCATAGGTTTCCGGCATCTTTGGACATATTATTCAATAACGAAGATTTTGTTACTGGCGCTACAGCGACTAATATATCCTACGATTCAACATTAGATGAAACATCATTTAGAATTAATGTAAGTAGAATAAATAATCCGTTTGATATCGATTATTCTTTAAGTGCGACAACTAACTTGTCGGTAAGAGAGATTACAGTTTCACCTTATAGAAATTTATATAACACATATTTGGAATATTGTGTCGCAATTAATGATAATATTTTTAACATTGTTGCATTCACACCATCACAAACATTATCAACAGGATTCGTTGAATTTATTGTATCGGGAGCACCATTTGGTACAACTGCAACTACAACTTTTGAAGAATTTCAAGTAAGACCTAATGACTTTGTTGTCGATAGAATTTTTGCAGAAGATTTTGATGAGGTACAAAAATTTTTATTAAATCGACTTATAAGACCTGAGTATACTGCGGTTTTCCAAGTTCCACAACAAAATGAAGGTGGACAATTTTTCACCGACTTTCAACAAGTAACATGGCCTAAATCAGGTCCTTGGAATTTGGATATTAGGTCATTCTTGTTTGAAAGTTATTTGGAACAACTTGAAGCGATTGCAATTAATTTGGATTCATTCAAGACAAATTTGATTTCAAGATTTTTGGTTACAGATTCATTGAAAGAATTTGACACATTGGGGCAAAAAGTTGAGAAGATATTTCAAATTTATGGTAGAAGTTTTGACCAAATCAAACAATTCATAGATGCGTTGGCATATATGAATTCAGTTAGTTACAATCCATCGAATGATATTCCATCACAACTTTTGGTTAATTTGGCACAAACACTTGGATGGAGTTCAAATTTTTCACCAATAACGAATGAGGACTTCTTGAGTTCGGTATTCGGAAATACTTCAACGCCAACGTATCCTGGTTATGCTAGAGCATTAACACCAACAGAATTGAATTATGCATTCTATCGAAATTTGATTTTGAATGCATCTTATTTGTTCAAATCAAAGGGGACGAGAAGGTCTGTTGAATTCATGCTAAGATTAATTGGTGCACCTGATTCTTTGATTGAGTTCAATGAGCACATTTATTTGGCTGACCAAAAGATTAACATGGACCAGTTTGGTATTCAATGGGCATCAATTTCTGGTGGTACATATGTTGAAAACACGCCAAGCTTTATACCTGGATCGACTTATAAAATAAAGGGACAAATCTATAGTGCGTTCACTTCAACAGCAACATATCAAGATGTTAATACAAGGTTGGATGATTATCCTGTGGATTTGGAAGGGTTTCCAAAAGCACCTGTTAATACTGAGAGTTATTTCTTCCAATTGGGAGCGGGATGGTATGAGTCAACTCCATCGCATAGAAGTCCTGATGAAGTAACTATAACAGGTCAGGTGTTTACGGGCCAAAATTTTAATATTCAAACACAGTTAGCTCCGTTCACATATGGACAACCTTACTTGAATAGATTCAGAGACTTTCCATTCATGACTGAAGGGTTCAAACTTAAAAAGGTGGTTGATAACAATAAGTCTTGGTTAGAGGAAGATGATAGAATTAGAGTTTCAACAAGTGCTGATTATAATGCATATTATTTTGTTGACAATGAAAAATTGGTGTTGAATGTTAAAAATGTTGATTTATTTTTGAATCCTGCGCAAGGTTTGGTGTATGACGTTTGGGAACAATCGAGGAGATACGATTATCCGATTCCTGAATCAGGATTAACGGTTGGATATCCTGTTCCTGGTGGTGTTGATTCTACATTCATAAATCCTCAGCCAAAAAAGAAAACCTTTTTCGAGTTCGCTCAAACTTTTTGGGAGAACATGATTAATGTTAGAAACCGTCAATACATTACTGATGGAAAAACTGGAGGATATCCGGTATTACAATCAATTTTTTGGAAATACATTGAATCTCAAGGTACGGTTGGGTTACCTAATAACAAATATACATATCAAAAATTAATTGATTATGTAAACGGTATTGGTCCATATTGGATGAAGTTGGTGGAGCAAATGATTCCTGCGACAACAATATGGAATACAGGAGTAAGAATGGAGAATTCTATATTCCAAAGACAGAAGTTTGTTTATAGAAGGCAAAGAGGATGTCGGTTTATTCCTGTTCCTGTTGATCCTTGTTTCATTATCTCGAGCATATTTGATTATACCTGTACAACAGAATATACCGACTTCAACATATTTCCGTGGTTGAATGGTGATGTTGACGTTAGTAATTTTAATAGTATCTTATCGAATAGAGTTAATAATATGTTGGCACAAAGTGGGTTGACATTAAATGATTGTATTCAGAATTCAGTTGAAAGTAATTGGTATGTTGATTTAAGAATTGGTGGGGAAATAATAATTCAAGAATTGTATTATGTTGGATATGGATTTACAGATGTACCGACTAATACAATGTGGAGGAATGCTTTGATACAATATCTACCACAACTATATGACTATGGATTTACTTTTTTCTTAAATGGTAACTTACTAACAATTACAAGTCTTACTTGTACAGAAAGAAATATTAATGAGACACTTTCCTTGAATTCGGGAATAAATATAAGTATAAATTGTACTAATAACTAATGGCGGTTTTAAATTATAACATAACGGTAACTGGTGATTGTTCCAATAATAATTCTGGAGCTTTCAATTTATTCGTGAGTGATGGGACACCTCCATATACTGTAGAATTCATTAGTCCGTCTTATGCGTCTCAAACCATAACAACTCAACCAGCGTCTTTAGTTGGAATTGCAAGTAGGGTTTATCAGGTCAGGGTCAATGATAGTAGTTTACCGACCAACAATGAATTCTTGCTCAATATACCGATATCAAGTGGTGTTTGTGGGTCAATATCTGCGGTACAAAACACAACTTGTGGAGTCAATAACGGTTCAGTTACAGGTTCGTCAACATCATTATATTCATCAACGGATTTTTCATTATATAATATAAACAACAATTATCTTGCTTCTGCGACAACGAATACAAATGAGGCTGTTTTCGGAAGTTTGAGTGCTGGAACTTATTATTTGGGAGTTACGGACTTAGGAGGATGTACAGCATTTACTCAGACATTTATAATTGAAGGATCTGAACCTTTAGATTTCGGTTTGTATGTGGTACCTAATTCAAGTTGTGGGGGAGCTCCAATAGGTAAAATTTTTGTTACAGGTCAAACTGGGCAATCACCATATAGTTATTTGTGGAATAATGGGCAGACGGGTAGTACAATTACTGGATTAACATCAGGTAACTATTCAGTTGCTGTGACAGATGCATTCGGTTGTACTTTATCTAAGGAGGGAACAATAACAAACGTGAACCCTGTTGGACTTGGATTATTTACCTCAACAGCACCAACTTGCCTTCAATCGAACGGGGTTATTAATATGACCATTACAGGAGGTACTGAGCCTTTTTATTATTCAGCATCAACTGGAAATGTTTTGGTTTCATATTCAAGAACTTTTTCTTTGTCAGGATTATCTGCCGGACAATACAACTTTCAAGTAACAGATGCGGGGTTATGCCAAATGTTTGCGGGGACAACACTTGAAACGCCAGGTGGATTAACAAGTGTTACGGTACAAGGTCAAAACTCAACGTGTTCAAGTACTAATGGTTCAATAACTGTAAATGTGGTTGGAGGTAATTCACCATATACTTATACATTAGTTTATCCTACAGGTAATCAACTTAATATTAGTAATTCTCAAACTACTCAAATATTCAGTAATTTAAGTGGGGGAACATATACTGTCGCGGTTTCAGACAATTCGGGGTGTGCGTTTATGGAGGAGGTTACTTTAGTTGCGCAAAACAAGTTTACAATTTCAACACAAGTGGTTGGAACAAGTTGTAATCAAAATAATGGTTCGGTTACAATTCTTACCACAGCGGGAAGTACTTTACCTTTGGATTATTCTGTTGATGGATTACAAAATATTATTGACACAAACTTAACTGCAGTAACCTTCAATAATTTATCATCAGGTACTCATGTTGTTTCGGTAACGGATGCTGATGGATGTGTTCAAACTACGAACATATTAGTGCCGAGTAGCCAACCCTTAAACTATTCTTTATATAGTACTTCTTGTGGTAGTGGGTCAAGTGGAAAAATTACGGCATTCATTACTTCGGGTGAGCCACCATTCACTTTCAATTGGTCAGACAATGTACCAAATGATCCACAACAAATACAAGTTAGTGGATTGACCGCTGGAACATATTCTTTGACGGTAGTTGACTCAAATGGATGTTCATTAACGAGAAACACCACAATAACCTGTAGTACAAATTCTACGAATTATCAAACCTATATCATGGGAGCTGAAGTATTCAATATTCAGTCTCCGACTAAGTTTGGTTTATTACAAATGTTGAATGAGGGTTATTTCGATTTAACATCGGGGAATGTAGGTTGTGAATTACTAAGTGCTACATTTACTGCGAAGGTTTCTGTGGATCCATCAGGAATAGTTGCAACACAAAATTTCTTTACATCGACTTCATTAGTACAAGTACCGACAGATAACCAATGGTATAACACAATCCGTACTTTATTATTAGGAATACCTGGTGTGGGGGATGTTACAATAGACCAACTAAATAACCAAATAACAATCGAAACAAGTAAAAATAATACTTCTTTGCAGGGACAAGAAATAGTTATCGATCTAGTTATAGACTATAATATAATTTGTTCAGCATGATACAGATAAGAATTACAGAAATTACTGGTGGAACATTTCCTGTTAGTGTTTATATTTCTGACATTTATGGTAATAACCAAAGTTTACTTGGTGTTATTGACCCTGGTCCTGTACCACCAGTTGTAAAATATAGTTCTGTAGTTCCAGCAATTTTTGATGGTATACCTATAATCATGTTAAAATTGGTTGATATAAATGGATGCGAGATATTCAAAAATTTACCATGTACTTTTGGTTGTGCTTTTGAAATCATTATCGAACAGGTACCGGTACCATCATAAATTCCTACTCTGAGTGTATAAAAAAAAATAAAATAACACTTTTTTTTGTTTGTAAAAGTGTTATTATTGATTTAAAATTAATAGAATATGAACTTAAAATTAGAAGAGATTATTAATCTTTATTATGAACTTAATGGAATTACGCAAACTTCTGAAGAAGAGACAAAAGTCCTTACACAAGGGATATTGAAGCAAAAAATGTCTTTAAAACTTAAAGTTTATTTACAAAGGTTGAATGCGGTTCTTTTAGAAGACCTTAAATTATACGAAGAGGCAAGGAAAGAGTTATTCCAAAAGTATGGAAATGAAGAGAATGGATCAATAACAATTACTCAAGAAAACCTTGTCCACTTCAATGTGGAACATTCTCAATTGATGTCCGCAGAAAAAATTATTGACGTGAATAGTCTTTGGGGAGATAACTTCACTTTAGATAATCTTGAAGACGTTGAAACAGAGGAATTTTATCCACTACTATTTAAACTTATTGATAAATCTAAGTGATTGTAATGATTCCTTAATTTGAAGAATACTCCCAAAATGTGTAAAAAATTGGGAGTATTTTTTATTAAATATTGTAGCGAGAAATGAAGAGAGTATTAATCGGCACTCCGTCTTACGATGGAAGAATCGATGTTTGGTATGCGAATAGTTTGATACAAACAGTAAAAATGTCTGCAGGCCGTGGATATGACGTTCATGCGATATATACAAGTTACGATTCCTTAATTCAGAGAGCAAGAAATAGTTTGTTTCGATTGGCTCTCCAAGGAAATTATGACTATCTATTTTTTATTGATTCGGATTGTGAGTGGAGGCCTGAATGGTTTTTCAATTTATTGGATAGACCTGAACCAATTGTTGGAGGATCTCTTATTAAAAAATCGGAGAAGGAAGGTTATACCGTTAAGTTGATGGATAAAAACTTAAAATATTCTCAAGATAATAAGTTAATTGAAGTTGATGGTGTTGGAACTGGATTCATGAAGTTGTCTAGATTTGCAATACAGAAACTATGGGAAATATCTGAACCATATCTATCTGAAGGTGAAGAACATAGGATGATATGTGATATTAAAGTAGAGAATGGTGATTTAATATCTGAAGACTATGTAATTGGAAATAAATGGAAAGAATTGGGATACAAGGTGTGGTTAGACCCAACCATTACATTGAACCACATTGGAATAAAAAAGTTCAAGGGAGACTTTGAATCATTTTTAAAAAAACACGGATATAGATGAGTTTTCAAAAACCTATGGGAGGAACTGAATTGATGTATAATCAATTGATGGAATTATTGGATGATGGGTATAAGGAGAAATTCTCCATATTCAATTATCCTGTGTATGCGGATACAACCAAAAAAACTGTGTATTGGAATCAGTTGTCGTATGACCAAGAAGCTGTGCAATTTTTATCTTCACCTGAAAACGTTGAAGAAATTAATCATTTTGTATTTGTATCTCATTGGCAATCGGAACAATTCAGAAAACAATTCAATATTCCTGGATACAAAACTCAGGTGATAAAGAATGCAAGTTCTGACATTGGTCAGAGAGAGCCAGGAGTCAGACAGAAGGTGAGAGTATGTTATACATCTACACCTTGGAGAGGATTGGATGTATTGTTACATGCTTGGGAGTTGGCAAATACTGAAGATTGCGAGTTACATGTTTTTTCCAGTACCAAAATATATGGTGAAGAATTTGCTAAAAACAACGAAGACCAATATCAAAGTTTGTATGACAAATGTGAGCAGTTGGAAGGAGTTGTTTATAGGGGTTCGGTTTCCAATGAAGAATTGAGAGAAGAATTACCGACCTTTGATATATTAGCCTATCCAAACACATTTGAAGAAACATCATGTATTGCGGTTATTGAAGCGTTATCTTGTGGATTGAGAGTGGTATGTCCGAACTTGGGAGCATTACCTGAAACAACCGAAGGTTGGGCAAGAATGTATCCTTATTTGGCAAATAAAAAGTTACATGCTTTGAAATTCGCTGACATTTTGGAAGAAGAAATTAAAAAAATTAAGAGTGGGGATTTGGATTCACATTTGGAGTTACAAAAACAAGTGTATGCTCCAAAATGGAATTGGAATCAAAGAATTGAAGAATGGAAAAACTTTTTAAATACATTAACCCAAAAAGGGTGATAGACGTTGGGGCTCACGTTGGAGAGTTTACAAAGACAATTCAAAGTAAGTTCCCAACTTGTGATATAATAATGGTTGAAGCCAATCCAAATTGCGAACCATATTTGAAGCTTTTGGGTAAACCATATGATATGGTGGGATTGTTCGATAAGGAGGGATATGAAACTTTTTATCTTGAAAAAATAAATCCTATCCCAACAGGTGCATCCATTTATAAGGAAAACACAATATGGTACGGTGAGGGAAAGTATTAAACAATAA